AATGGAAACTTTTAAAACTGAAGTTGATGCAAAGGTTAATGAAGTACTTGAAAAAGTAGGTTCAGACTTTACACCAAAAGCAGAAAAAGACAAAGGTTTAAATAAAAAGAAACCTGAAGCTGTTGTTTCGATGAAAGAACAAGCAGAAGCAAGAAAAGCAGATTACAAACCAAAAAAATCAATTGTTTAATTCACCAGAAAATTAAAAAAAGAATATAAAACGAATTAAAAATAAAAAAATGAAAAAGATTATATTATTAGCAATCATCACACCTTCACAATTAACTTTCAACGGTGAAGAAATAAGAGATTTAAACGAGGCAGTTTATGATGCTGTTTACGCAAAGCCAGAAATGAATTTATTTCACAATATCATTGGCGGAATTAAAGCAAAAAAGCAAATTGCAATTCTTGGAAGAATTAACGGTTTAACTGGTAAAGGTTCAGGTGGTTGTTCACCTGCTGAAGATACCAATACAATCACAATGAGTGAAAAATTTTGGAATCCTGTAACTGTTTCAAACAACTTGCCATCATGTTGGACTGATTTAATGGAATCGTTTTTCATTTACGGAACAAACAACGGTATTAAAAAAGGTGATTTAACAAAAACTGATTTCTGGAACTTCTTACTTGAAAGAATGACTGATGCAGTTATTGAAGAAGTATTAAGAATTGTTTGGTTCTCTGATACAGCAGCGGCAGATGTTGATGCTTCTCCTGCAGGAGTACTTACAAGCGGGACAAACCCTGCTTACTTTAACAAGTTAGACGGATTTTGGAAACAAATATTTGCCATTGTTGCGGCAGATGCAAACAGAAAAACAGCAGGTATTGCTACAAAAAACGGACAGCTTACAAAAGCATTACAAGAGTTTACAAGTACCGACACAACAAACAGGGTTGTTACAAATACTTTATTAAATATGCGTTTTGGCGCAGATTTCAGGTTAAGAAGTGAATCAAGTTTGCTTTATGTAGTAACTCAATCTGTTGCCGACCAATACGAAAGAGAATTAATTGCTGATAAAACAGTTTATTCTTCTGAAGCATTAGAAAACGGAATTAAAGTATTAAAATCAGGTGGTATTACAGTAATAGGTTTCCAATTCTGGGATAGAATTATTAGAACATATTACGATAATGGAACAAGTTATTACTTGCCACATAGAGCTTTATTATTGACTAAAGATAATATGCAAGTTGGTACAGAAGAAGAAGGTAATTTTTCAGAATTTGAATCAATATATGATGCAGTTACAAAGAAGAATTATTTAAGAACTGAATATTCTATTGATGCGAAAATTATACTTGATTATAATATTCAAGCTGCTTACTAAAAGCAGTTTGAATTTAATCAGTTAATTATTTAAGAACAATAAAATAAAGAGAATGAAAAAATTTAATACAATTATATTACTTGCAACAATTTGTGGAAAGATTTCATCAAATGTTTCAATTGATTGTGATAATCCATTACAAGCAGGTGCAGAAGATACATTGATTTTAATCAATTATGATGATTGGCAAAGTTCGGATATTACTTACAATGTAGCAAATCCACAAATCATTGAAAATGTTGTTCTTCCTTCCGGTGTAACAGGGTATTCTTATCAAGGAAAAAATAATTCAATTGCACCAAAGTATGAATTTATCAAACAAACTTTTGCAGAAGTTTACAACCATGAAATTAATTTTAAAGTGTTTGATGTTGCACCTGCAGCAAAAGCACAGCTTGAATTAATGGCTAAAGGTTCAATGGTTGCAATTGTGAACAATAAATTCAAAGGTGCTTCTGGGAATGCAGCATATGAAGTTTATGGTACAAATGCAGGTTTGGTTATGTCGCAAAATATACGTGATTTAATTAACCAAGAAAATCAAGGTGCATTTGATGTTATCATTAAATCATCTGAAACAGCACTTGAACCACACATGCCAAAAACATTTTTTATAACTAACTTAGCTACAACAAAAGCAATTGTTGATGGTTTAGTTACAGCATAAAAATTGCATATTTCATATAAAACCAAAAAAAGCATGTTTATTAATATGCTTTTTTTTTGTACTTTTATTGAATGATTTTACAAAAAGAAATATCAGAAGGATTAATTAAGGAAGTTAATGAAGTTCTGAAGTTAGAAAACAGCAGGAACACTTGGAAAAACAAATTTGAATCACCAGAATTTAAACGTGCTGCAGGAATAGGTGAAAAAGTAGGTTCGCCACTAAATAGAAGCATTAATTGTGGTTGTATTGATGATTTGTTTGTTGTATTAAAATTAATAAACAGAAAATATAAATCACAAAAACCAAATACAATGGAAAAAAGAAATTGCAAATTTAGAATTAAAAATGATGGCATGATTCAAGTTCATGGAATCGAACCTATCACAAATGATAATTTAACAGATGGAAAAGCTGTTGAGTTATTACAAAGAAATGAAAAGCACATTTCAAACTTTGATATTTATCCAGATAATTGGAAAGAATTAATTGGTGGTGAAGTTGAAAAACCAAAGAAAGCTGTTAAAACAGAAAAGGTTGTAGTTACTGAAGAAGAAATTTATGAAGTAGTTACTGAAGAACCAACTGAATTAACACGTGAACAAGAACTTCTTGCAGTAGGTGCTGAAGAAGGTGGTAAAGATGTATTGAAACAACTTTGTGCTTCTTTGGTTGAAGCTGATAAAGCCCCAAAAAAACCACATCATAATGCAGGTATTGAAAAACTTGTTGAATTTATTTTAAAATACGAAAACGCTTAAATTTAAACAATGGCTTCCAAAGGTTCAAAAGCAACAGTTACAGATGTAACAAAGCGTATTACATTAAAACCTAATAATACAGAAGGTATTATTAATTATGATGTAGATAATGCTTATCCTCAAAGAATCATTGATATAATAAATTCTTCAGGAACAGGAACGCTTTGCACCGAAATACTTGCGAAATTTATTTACGGTGGTGGCTTTGCTTCTGAATCTTTGGCTAAGTTAAAATTAAACAAAGAAGGATTAACGGCTAATAAGTTACTTTTCAAAATTGGAAAGTCGCGTTCTAAGTTGTCAGGGTTTGCAATTCATGTTAATTATAATGCACTTTATCAAGTTAGCAGCCTTTCATTAGTACCTTTTGAAGATATACGTTTTACAACTGATGATGAAAAGAATGAACATCGTAACATGTTAGCTATTTATGATGATTGGCAAAAAGTAAAGCGTTCAAAGATTTACCAAAAAGATATTGATTTTATAAACTTCTACAATCCTAAACCTGAAGTAATTCAGCGTGAAGTTGAAGAATCCGGTGGATGGTCAAATTACAAAGGACAAATTTTATATTTTACACCTGAAGGTTTAAAATATCCATTAGCACCATCAGATTCAGTTCTTGAAGATGTTCAAACAGATTCACAAGCAAAGACATTTAAAAACAGAAATATAAGCACTCAATTTATGGCTTCTTATATTGTAAGGACAGGAATGTTTGAAGGTGAAACAGAACGTGAAGAATTTCTTGAATCTTTGACAACATTTCAAGGTGCAGATAATACTTCAAAAATTCTTCTAATGGAAGAAGAAGATTTTGATGCTTCTGATGATTCTGCTTCATTTAAACTTGAAAAAATAGATATTCAAGATATTGAAAAGCTATATGAATTTACTGAAGAATCAGTTAGGAATAACATCATTAGAAATTATTTAATTCCACCAACATTATTAGTAGCAACAGCAGGAAAACTTGGTTCATCAACAGAAATTCAAGATGCTACTGCATTTTATAATGGTGTTACTGATGATTTAAGAAGAAGCACAGAAGAAGTTTTTGCAGAGTTATTTAGAAATTCAGTATTTGAAACAGATGGTAATTTTGACATACTTGAAGTTAAAGCATCAACAGTTGATGCAAAAGATACTACTGAAGGAAAAGCAAAAATTGTTGATGTATTGAAAGATACAACATTATCACCACAAGCAAAGCAAAATATTTTAGTTGATTTATATGGATTTACGCAAGAAGAAGCAATTAGGCTTTCACCAACTTCAACAGAAATAAATTAAAAAGATGGCAAACTTAATTACATTATCAGAAATACAAGCAGTTAAACCTATTTCATCAAATTTGAATGCATCAAAGAAGCTTAATACATTCATTGAAGAAGCACAAGATTTTGATTTACGTCCAATAATAGGTGATGAATTTTATCTTGCTTTATCTGCTGATGTACTTGCATCACCTTCGCTTCAAACTTATGGTGATTTATGGAATGGTAGTACATACGTTTATGGTTCTAATACTTATAAGAATTACGGATTAAAGATTGTTTTAATTAATTATGCTTATGCAAGATATTTAAAAGCAACAAACACAAATCAAACAGCATTTGGGGCAGTTCAAAAAGTTAATCCAAATTCTGAACCTATAAGTGAAAAAGCATTAACAAGGTTGGTTGGTCAAGCAATAAGTTCTGCAAAAGAATACGAAGCAACCGTTCATAAATTTCTTAATCTAAACAATGAAGATTATCCTTTATATGAATGCTTTAATGATAATGGTAAAAGAAGAAGTTTCAGAATTACCGGTGTACGAAGTAATTGAAACATAAAAAAGTAATTATAATAAGTAAATAAAAAAGTTATATTTGTATTATGGCAACAGCGAACAAAGAAGATTTATTATTAAGACAAGAAACAAATGCACCTTTATCAACTAAAGGTTCATCATTTACTTTCAAGAATATGGATGATAATTTTATTACAATCTATAATCAACTTGTTTCACTTTCTAATTCATCAAATGTTGATTCATATTCAGCTTCTAAAGAATATAGTTCATTAACAGATAAATATGTTGTTTATTCTGGACAATTATATGAATGTATTTCAAGCGCATTAATAACTGATGTAACACCAGATTCAGATTCTTTAAAATGGCAAAAAGTATATGCTTCAGATTTAGTTCAAGCACCAAATGATATAAAGAAATTTAGAAAGGTAATAGCAGCAGCAGATGTTTTAACACTTAGTTATGCTTCTTCACCAGTTACTTTAGTTGAAGCACCTGGTGCAAACAAAGTAATAATTATGCTATCTTTAGAAGTAACTGTTGATTTTGAAACTGGTTCACCATCAGGAACACCATATGCAACAAGTACTTCATTATATATTTATAATGAAGGAATTGATGTTGCAGCAGGTGAAATAGCCAATGCAAGTTGTTCAT